CTTTGCCTGATGCGTCAGATTGCGCCTCACTTGATAGATACGCAGACCCGCCAGCCACCAAAGCTGAACCAATTATTGCTGCCGCTACTACTGACATACTGCCCCCTTGTCTTCTTTTAAAATACTCTGTGCGTGTTCAGTCAAAATTTTCTCGTCTTCTTTTAATTGTTCAGTACTGGCATTGAACGCAATATTGAACTGTTCAAGCTCATCGAATGTACTACAAGTTAGAAAACTATACATATCATCTGGTGGTAATTCTGGTGAAGAGTGAAAAGTAATCCAGTGAGTGTCTTCGTGTGCATATCCTACGCGCTTTTTACCGGCCTTACCTTCAAAAGAGTGGTACCCAGTGAGGCGCTTAATTGAACCATCATCAGTAGAAACCGATATATCACCGCTAATCATCACATCAAAGTGGTCAAACTTGTGAATTCTGCCAGTTAAAAGAGTGCCTTTCGGAATCACGATCTCTCTTGAGTACATTCCACCGGAAAAAGCGTGTTTAACTGGAATCTCAACTTGCTCTTCTCGAAGCATGGTTATTTCAAGATTTCGGAACATTTCTCTCTTTTCTGTAACGTCTGCTTTAGATATTAATGATACTATTCCAAGAGATTCTTTTTCGTCTATTTGTTTATTTAGCTCTTTGATATTTGCTCCTGATTAAAATTTGTTTTATTAGTATGCGCCAATGTAAAACGGGTGTAATGCGGACGCGGTATCGTTTCCAGTTTCAGTGGCAGGGAGTGTCGTGGCCGCATTTCCCAAAAATCCACTAATTCCTGTCATAGCGTTTGATTGGTCATTTAGCGCTATTCTTACAGCGTATGTTGTAGCGGTTGCTTTAAGTATTGCAAAATAGTATGTTTCACCTGCCCCCAAAATTACAGGGTTGTCCAATGTAACTTTTATCATTTCTGAATCAACTGTACCTACCGTTGTTGCACCATACCCTAAACGCTCTTTGGATGTATCATATATACCTATTTGTATAGGTATTGGCGGGGATACTGGTAGCCCATGCCCCAAGTCCACTAGAAAAGCGTTCATTGAGTTTACGGTTATATCACTGCCATTATGGAAGTACATTATATAGTGTGGTTGGTCTGCGTCAAGGTTCACATATTGCCCACTGTGTGGTAATGTGCACGTTGATACACCGCCGCCGCCGCCACTACTGCCAATCGCCGCTAGTTGTGCATCGTTAACATGATTATATTCTGGGCCATCTCCTTTTTTATTCTTCGTATCATCATGATTAAGATTGTTTATTGCGTCTGTATTTTCCGATACGCCGATTGCATTTTCTGAAATCAGAGCCTTTTCTTCACTAGTAAGATGATTGTAATCATTAGTAGCGCCACCCTGCAACCCCTCAAGATCATTATGTGGGGGCGCAACAGCGACTTCAAGAGCTTCAATTGCATCGGCGTTTGCTTCAATGTTGTTTGTGTTCCCAGTTACCGCATCATAAAGATCTCTAATCCACAAGAGCCACGAATGACTCATTTTGCCATCAGGAGCGTTCAAAACAGACCGGAAAGGCGCATCCTCAAAAGGTTTATTGGCCATTACTTCACCTCAATAAAAGCGCCGCCCACATCAATAGGGATCGGCTCTGATGTTCTTATTTTGAATATAAATTGTCTTGAAGCGCCAAGTCTATACCAGATTACACGCTTGAAATACTCTCCGATCTTGCCTATTCTACCCTCTTTGAGGTTGCTCCAAGTTTTACCACTATCTTTCGAGAATGATAAATATATAATCGGATCACTGCCCTGGCCATCAACAAGGCCAACACCTGAACTCATATCAAGCTCAAAACTGGAAACCTTAAGGAACTCACGGCCATTATTGACAGTAGGAAGAACAAACTCTTTGACAATTGGCTGACCATCATCAGTGTAGAAATCACTATCCATGATAAAAATCCTACCGCTCTGAAAATCTCCAACAAGTGTCTTGAAGTCAAAAAAGATTGAATTGCTTGATTGGTGCCTTCCGAACTGATAGCTCTTCATTATGTGCCACGAACCGGTTGTAATGTCGTAGGACCATGTAATATTATTCTTAGGGATAGTTAAAACATAAAACAAATGCCCTTCATTCTGGTATGTGTAGGCTGATACATCAGTGAGATCAACATTTTTAAGTGTTTTCTCTACTGCATTGCTACTAATTCTGATAGGAGTATACCCGGTTAAGCTGTATACAATCAAATCTGAGCCTAAAAAGTAAACTGTATTATCTGTTTTCGCGATACTATAAGGAGCTGCGCACCCTTTTTCAATAAAAGCAGCGTTATTCCTTGAAAATGGAGCCCCTGAATTGTACCATACTTCAGTTGAGGCAGTGCCAAACATGAAAAGCTCACGGTGATCACTGATTATTCCAACCAGTTTGTCCGGCTGACCCTCTGCGGTTGAGAAATCCAAGGCAACAAAATCAACACTCAATAGTTTCGAGTAAAAGAATTGCCCTGTATCTTTGCGCTCAAATATGAAATAACCGTCTTGATAAGTAACAGTGCGGGCACGGTAAAAGTTTTCTGAGGTAATTTCTGTGACTTCATCTGCAGCAATATCGTAGTAATACCCTTTGAATCCATCGACAACGACAACCTGAAGGCCATTATCGGCAAGTATAGCGCGACCTTTGATATCTACATCGCCAAGGTCTTTGTAGGTTCCGTTTTTGAACACTTCATAAAATTTTGTTGGAGTTATAGCAAATGCTCTGTCTCCGTTCTGATGCAATCCAAGTACAGGAAAAGTAGGTAATTCACAGTAAAAGCCCAATCCGGGCGTATTCAATAGGTTAAACTGGTATTTACCGCCAGTGCTTGAGCTAGGGTAAACATTGATTAGTGCTTCACTTCCTGAAATATCCTGCTCAGAGGTATTTACCGCAAGTGGTATTTCTCGTTGTCTTCCCATTAGTTATCCGATGTTATGTTATATCTTCCGTAACCTTTTCTTTTGTCTGAGAGAGCCCTGTCAACACGTAAAACGATATCTCTGTAGTTTGACCGCTTGAGCAATTTTTTACCCTCTACGGCATTGGTGGCGATTGAAGGAGTTATATTTCCACCCCATTCATCAGCCAAGTCAATAGCGAGATTATAAACAAGCGTTTTCTCATACCCAGGAGGCAAGTTGATCACATCAGTGAGCTTTGCAGTGGGGAGAATAGAGCTTAAAGGCTGAACAACTTCCAAATGAAGCGTTTCATCGGCATATGGTACCGTGTCAAATAAAATTGTATCTAACGGCCAACCCTGCCTTACATACATCCTTGAAGGTCTGGCCTCTGTTGTTTTTCTGCTAATAAGCGAATATTGGTTTGCCTCCATTGCTCTCAAATGAAAGTCAGTACCGGCACTATCGCGAATAAACATTGAAATAATCTTTTCAGGTCTTACAGTTTCAATATGTGTATCAGGTATCGGAGCAGTAGGATAAATCCCTATTGTGTACTCTGAAGCACCTACAACTAATTGATGTGTAACAACATTTACGGTAGGAATCAAGAGCGTTTCAAGCGCCCAAGAATCCACCATTTGTGTAAACGTTTCTAAGGCATCAGGACCTTGATCAGCAGGAAGCGGCTCACCTGCCGCTAATACTTCTATCTTACGCATTGAAGCGCGTATTATGTCACCTACTGTTCTAGCCATTTATGCCTCTAGTTTTTCATTGATTTTTTTGATCATTGTTTCTTCTTTCCAATTCGCCATGAAATTCAACTTCAATTCCTTTCCGAGGTGGATTAACTCTTCTTTTTCGAGAGAGCCATTGTCTTCTTTGAATCTTTCGAGAAGTGTTGGCGGTACATCGTCTGCACTTCCTGCGCCAGAATCGATGAGCTTATCCATTGAAACGCCTTCTTCTTCAGGAGCTTTCTTTAGCCCTCTGCGCTCTGCTTCTGCAATTATATCAGCATCGGAAAAGTTTTCCATATCAATTGCAACACTGGCCATTTTTACAGCTTCAGCCTTCAATTGTTCAGGAGTTAAGACAAAAAATCCAATTTCTTCAAGTATGCTAATCAGTTTTTGAGGGTCAGCGTTCACAGCCTCATCAACTAAAATCCCTGTATTCATTTCTTTAGGGAGTCTTAATCGAGCAGGGGTATCAACCCAACCTTCTTCAATCATTTTTTTGTATTCGTCAGAACCTTTGCCACCGTAAAAGCTGAACATTTCACCTTTAGGATTTGCCTCATTAAAGAGATATACAGGTACTTTTTTAATTTCGTTTTTCTTATCCATTCATAAACCTTTGTAAATATTATTGTGAAAAAACCAATGCCCCTCCCATTACAGGAGGAACAATTGGTTTATGGGAAAATTAACCTACAGCAGCGCCGTACATTCTCATTGCGAGTTCAGCATTGATCATGTGAGCACCCCAGATAACGTCAATACGAGTTGTCTCAGCATCTTCAATGATATCATAACCCTGAGTCATAGACAATGATAGCCCACTAATAGGGTCATTCACACGAGCCTTAACAACAGCAGAACGAGGAAGATCTTTGTCAATCATACAAAGCGCAATCGCTTCTTTGTGGAAGAGATAGTTTTGCTCATATACTTTACTTGCATCACCAGAAATTGTGATAGGAGCATCGTCAGCAGGTAAAACAGTTACATTCTGATAAGCAGCAAGACTGATTGTGTCACCATCATCATTTGTAGTAGTAGCAGTTCCGTCATTCAATGCAGGAGTGAAAGTGATTGTTCCTGCACCAGCAGCAGTTGTAACAGCTTCAGAAACTACAAACTCATGTAACAAACCAGTTGTTTCATAACTCTGAGGGTTCACACCGTAAACACCTTCCATTGTGAATACATCACCAACATTAAGAAAGTTAGCAATATTACTTACAGCACCATCAAAAGTAACAGTATTACCGTTTGTGATTGGAGTTGTACCTTCAACAAGAAGAGTTCCATCGTAAGCACCAACAGTATGCTTAGGGATGTTATTTGACTCATAAGTCACCAATTCAGCAATAGAACCCTTGTACCCTTTTTTGTACGCAGCTTCAACCATTGACTCTTTGAAAAGTCTGGTTACTTCATCAGAAACAGAAGCGCAAGTGAAAGGATCAAGAACAGCCCGGCGCATACCATCTTGAGGCACAGCATAGGTTGTCAATTTTGCAGCAGCATTCGCAAAATCAATGTACTTACCTGGACGAGTCCCAGGAGTACCAGAAGTGTGAAATGCTTGCTTCAGTGTCATTGCGATAGAACGATCAACAACGTTTGCAATCTGAATCATACCAGATTTAAGGTATCTTTCAGAAAAACGTTCAATATCGAGAGTCAGGTCATTCATTGTGTATTCAAGGCCAAAATTCTCTTGACGGTCAATCTTGAAAGGGATGGTCTGGTCAACCATTGGCTGCTTCACCAAAGTTCTACCAGAAGCGGTTTTAGTACGAAATGGGAGTTTTAGACTAATTGTGTCACCAACTTTACCAAATGTTTTCTCATAAGCGCGGTATACGAGCTTTGCGAAAACTAGATTGTTTTTGAGAAGTAAAAGCGATTCTTTCGCGATCACATCATCAGTTAAAATTTTATTTTCTTTAACGGACATAATTTGTTCCTTTTTTAATGATTACCAGCCGTCAGTTGCTTTAGATTTACTGCGATCCTTCTCGTACTCAGAAAAAGACATTTCGTCTTGAGTTTTTCCTTGAAAGTCCACACCTTTTACGGGATCTATAGCATCGGCTACGTTTGTTAATTTTACGGGTTTAGGAGGCTTCGCTGCAGCTTTATCAATAGCGTCAATAGCCTTGATTTGCTGAATACTACTTGCCTTTGAAATTTCACTAGCGATATCTTTATTCTGACCTAAATGATACATGACTTTTGCAGGATCATCACAATCAGCAATAGCCTCTAGCATTTCACCAGAAACAGGAACATCATCAGCAAAAGCAACTTCCTCAAAATCATCTGGTTTTTCTGCGTCCTTAATTTTCTCACCGATAACAGCCTGAGCCGTTTTCTGTGCGTCACTAAGTTCGGGAGCTTCATTTGAATCAGGAGAAACCTTTTCATCTTTTTTATCATCTGAAGCACTTGCTTCAAAAGATTCAACAGCATCCAAGTATTCGTCATGTGTTCCAAAATCTTTCTCTTTGGGTTCTTCAGATTTTTGTTCGCTTTTCTTGCCTTCGAGTTCTTCAATTTTGCGCTTCAAGCCTTCGTTTTCACGTTTGCCGTCTTCGCGTTCTTTCACTAGCTCACCAATACGCTTCTCAACACCTTTCTTTTTCTTTTTCCCAGTGTCGGCGGTTGCATTGTCACCTGATTTTTGTTCAACACCTTCTACAGTATCAACTTCAGCTTTCGCCTCTGGTTCATCTGTAACCACTTCTTCAGTTTCCACAGCTTCAGAGCTGGCCGGCTCTTCGGTTGCTTCTGTTCCCTGTTCAGTAGGTTGTTCGGGCATATCACTTAATGTAACTTCCATACCGGCAGTTTCATCAATTGTTGTTTCAGCTTCATCAGCCATGTTGCGTCCTCCTAGAACGAATATTAGCCCAGTGCTGGTCACTGGTAACCTTTAAAAGAAATATAACTATTTTGCTACAAAACAACATTAAATAGTACTTTGTTGCTCAACGTTTGAAATTATTTCTGCCATAGCTTGTGCTACCAATTCTTTCACCTGTTGGGCTGCTTGATTTCCGCCAGTATCATTCCCGGCAATAATCTCTAATTGGGCTTTAGCATCAGCAGTTTCCAGTTGAGCGGCAAGCATATCGGCTTGAGCTTGTGCAATATCAGCTTCAGCTTTTAACATATCCGCTTGAGCACCAAGAACATCAGCCTCAGTCTTCGCGTTTCCTGCGGCGATTTCTGCCTGTTTAAGCTCAATTTCAGCCATTTGTATTTGCTGTTCAGGAGTAGGGCCTTCTTGCTCTGGCATATCTTCAGCCAGTTTTTCGCGCTCTTCTCCGGTCAATACGTTTTGAGGAACAATCTTCTTCAATCTATCTGAAATAACATCAGCGCCCGGCCAATCCATATTCTGAGCGATTAAATCAGCCATTACCTCAGCAGCAGCAGGAACAGCAGCAGCAAATTGCATCATTGACTCAGCCGCCTCAATTCTCTGTGTAGCAAATGCAGGGCCAGTTGAAACAACGACATCATACTTAGCAACACCCAGATCATTGATAGTGACCCATTCTCCGGACTCATCATCAAATATCTGCTCATTGATTTTAACGTAATCTTCGGACTCATCTTGAAATTTCAAGCGAATAGTCTTCTCAGTGTCATTAATTTTTGGGAATGCCTCAACAACTAATTGACCAACGCGGGTGATAGCTTTTGATAGATTGTCAATAAACGCGTAGGAACCACGGTCACCTTGTCTGGATCTGGCGTTTATAGCCTTTCCTGAAGTCTCATTGCCCTGAGCGCCAATAGAAGCGTCAAACATTCCTAAAGTAGATTTAATCTTATCAACTGAAGTTTGACCTAGAACCAATTCAGCATTTGGTACAGCTGCCGGTTGAGATCGTTGCGGCCCTCTATCACCAGGTGACTCAGGGTTATATGTTAGAATACCTCTATTTACTGTGTTTGAGGTCTCCCATTGATCTTCAAACCCTTCAATCTGATTAGGGGTACCAACAAAAGGAGCTTTCGGAGCCAGCGCAACAGCCTCAGTCATTGCAGAATCCCAGTAATTTGACATTCTCTGAGCGTCTTTACTGTGACGAACAACAGATC